TTTCCGCTTCAAAGGCAGCAATTTTTTTCGTGGCATCTACGGCAGCATCAGCCACCATTTCCAGCCCCTTTGCTGCCAGATTGCCGCCCAGCACAGAAGCAAAGAGGTCTGCTTTAGTGGAGCCCTTGCCCATTTCTTCGGTCAGATCGCCGATATCCTCTCCTGTTTCCTTTGTCTCCTGACCAAGACTGTTCATTTCTCGCTCCATACGGTTCATTTCCGCTGTGGTTTGATTGATCTGGGTCTCCAGTTTATTTACTACTGTTACCTGTCTGTTATAATCATTCTGGGCCTCTACCGCTGCCTTACTGTTTTCTCCAAATTTCTCTTTTGCTTTTTCCAGTTCAGCCGCTAAAGACGATAGCCTTGTTCTCGCCCGTTCGCTTTGATTCTGCAAGGTTTTCAACTTTTCTCCCGATGCGGCAATAGAACGCTGCAATATATTTCCTTTTGCAGCAACTGCTTCTTCACTATCCTCCATGCCTGTAAAAGCAGAAACCACCATCTTCATTTCGCTGCCCAATGCCTTTAACTGTGAGTTGATAGCAGATAAACTGGACTTAAAGGCTTTTTCTCCATCAATACCAACCTTTGCACCAATATCAGTTGACATATCCTTCACCTCCTTTATTGCACGAAAAAAGGGAGTATGTACTCCCTTTCTTTACACAAATGCCATCAGCCGCCAGAACTCTGCTTCTTCCTGCCCTTTGCTTTTCTTCACCTTTGCGCCTTCGTTTTTGATCTGCTCTACAGCGATCAGGTCGCATAGCTCCCCAAAGGGCAGGTCGTAAATGCGTTCATAGGACAGGCCGATTTTTAATCCATACCAGACGTACCACCCGACACTGAATCCTGCCGAGTGGTCTCCCCGTTTTTTCCTGTTTCCTGTTCCGTTTCGATCTCTCTTTCGCCGCCACTAATGACAGTACCCATGATCTTCGTCCGTATCTCCATAAGGTCATCTGCGCCAAAGACATCATACAGAGTATCCTGATCCAAAGGCTGTGGGTTCTCGATCCCTTCCAGCCTTGCATATCTTGCACCCGCGTCGATCATTTTTGCCAGAATCCAGAAACTTTCCCCCATCCGTTCTGTTTCTGTCCCTTTAGAGAGTGCCTGAAAAATACTTTCTATATTGCCATAACGTTCCACACAATCCCGCACCACACGGGCAGAGAAACAAAGCAGATATTCTTTCCCGTTGATTTCGATTTTCCCTGTTCTCACGCTTCTTCCTCCGTTTCCTGATCTATTCTTACAGCCGCTTCTTCTGTTTTTTCTTCCCCGTCACTTTCGGCTGATCGGACGGCCTTTGTTACTCCCCCGCCGTTGTAATATGCAGGAAAGCCTTGATCGCCGCTTCCGCATCTGCTTCACTGTCCATGGGAGAGGAAATCTGTTTCCAAGGGTGCTTCGCTGCATCGCTGCGCAGAATCGTTCCGCTGATCTCAGGGGTTCCCCATTCGATGGTCTTGCCCTGGGTTTTAAAGGTATCATTGGGATTGGTAAACTGGATTTTCGGCAACAGGATCGCCTGCCATTTTGGCGCACCGTCCTTCTGCATCTTCACGATCGCGCCAAAGCCCAGATAAGGCGTTGCCTGATCGTCATTCCAGACATACCATTTCGCTCCCGTTGTTCCAACGCCTTCCGTTGCCATCTCCTGTTCCGCAATACCCAAAACATTCAGCATCACAGCGGGCAGCATATCATCTGTTGTCAAGGTCAGGCTGCCGCCTGCAAAGGTATTCGCACTTTCCGCAGGGCCATTGTCCGCATAGAGGATATTGTCATCAGCTCCCTCCAGCTCGATAGACAATTCCACCGCTTTGCCCAGCAGCGCACCATCACTGTAGGTCACCGTTTCTCCTGTGTTGCTGTATTTTGCAAAATAAGGCTTGCTCAAACCGATCTTTGCCATAGTTCCTCATCCTTTCATGATCTTCTCAATTTCCGATTCAAATACTTCTTTCATTTTTGCTTCTGCTTTCTTTTTTGCTTCTTTCACTGCGTTATCAAAAAAGGGCTGTTTTTTGTTGTGCGATGTACCGCTGTTAAAAATTCGAGCAACCATTTTATTAGGCTGTCCATTTGGAAATTTAGGTGTGTGGACATCATTGTATCCATTAAAACCAACAATGGCATTGATAACTCCACCGTCATCTCTTATCTCAGAAATACCCAAACCATTTTTCAATCCATCAATCTGCTTGATACGTCTACCATATTCCTGTGCAGTTTCTTTATCTTCACTCCCTGGGTCAATCCAGTTTATACCTCTTCGAATTTCATCAGCTACTACCCCTGATCCGTTAAATACAGCCTTTTTTGCCATGCCTGCACTACTCTTCCCCAGTGCTTCCAGTTGTTTCATGTAGCCATCCAGGCCCGTAAAAACAATTTTTGCCATCAGAACACCTCCCATGCCCATTCATAATGCCAGAAGCCGGTATCCTCCTCCTGCTGGATACTTTTCAACCGCCAGCAAATGTAAGGAGAAGCATCAAAAGCCTTTTCTATCTCCTCTTTCCATGGGTCAAACTCCCGCTTCGTGAACAGGTCCGTCGTTCCAGTGACAATCTTTTCTGTATGGATATTATCCGCCGGTAAGCCCTCCTGCCCATCCTCCTGCCAAACGAAATAACGGTCAGACTGCATAAATTCCCCATGCCGCACCGCATCCGTTACCGACAGATGCGCAGCTATGATATGTTCCTGCCAGCTCATACCATCACCTCGTATTCCTGCTCAATGCGCACCAATGCCAGATCCAGACAGGGCGGATAGACCTCCATCACTTTTTGCACCGTATCAATGCGGTACTGTTTTTCCCCCAAGACTGCAATGTCCTGCGGAGAAATCGTTCCCGCCTTCGGCACCCGAATGACCATGCTGATCTCTGCCTGCGCCTGCCTGCTCTGATACAGCCGTTGGATGCCTAGCCGCTGCTCTGCAAACCGCAGGCGAATCTTTTCAGACAGCTTCTTTACCGGCTGATATCCCGGCTTCGCAATGTCTTTTACTGCGCAGATCGTCACGATGCCATCAGAAAAAGGCTGGGTGACCTCATGCTTCGGTCTGTTTGGTGCTTTCCGCATAGGCACTCACCGCCCTTTCGTTCTGCATTGCCAAAAGCAATGCCATATAGTTGTTTTCAAATACATCCAAAGCCTCATCTCTGGCGTAACGCACAAATTCCATTAAGAGCGTTCTTGGCAGCCCATCCGCCTCATAATCCAGCACAGCACCACCTTTGCCGTCCAGATAGACAGAAGCGGCGGCGATTAAGCCACAAATCTTTTCATCCGTAGCCTGATCGTTCCATGTAATATTCAGATCGTTTTTTACATCCGCCAGCAGCTCAGCGGAAACCTCCGTCCGCTTCATCAGGATTTCGTTACCGTCACGGTATAGGTCTTGGTGGTCGTACCATCCGCCGCTGTTACTGCGATCTTCACGGTATTCGCTCCCGTATTCCATGCAGCTGCGGAACCGTTGTCTGTCTCTTTCTCATTTACCTTTACGCTGATCTTTGCCCCCGCATCAGCCGGTGTTGCCGTGATCGTATTGGTCGCATTGGTCGTTGCCGCTGTGTATGTTGTCTTATCCGCTTCAAACGCAGGAGACAGGCTCAGGCTGCCGATGCGCAGATCGGACAGGGATGCATCCGCAGAAGGAGTTGCCGTTTCCACCTGCTCTACTTTGTAGGTCAAAGGCTTCAGCTTGGAAATATCCAGATGGAGGAAAGCATTGTTATCCATAGGGAAACCGTTGGCGTACAGTTTGATGAGATAGACTCTGTTATCCTCCAGGAACTGATACTGATCGGAATATTCGATCCTGCCGCCCTGTTCCATGCCTGCTGCCGCAAAATATCTGTACCCCATGCCGAAAACAGCCTGTCCCCGCTTCAGTGCCATAGAGGGAATGATCTCCATAGGGTAAGGCGTTACATCATTGCGGTAAGTGCCATCCGGTGCCATCACCGTTGTTGCAGGCATCACTTTCTGGAAATAATCCTGAGGATTGACGATCAGCAATACATTCCGAACGGTTCTTGTCTTCCCATTCGGATCGACTGCCAGCAGACTCAGCAAATTGCCGATCGTTTCTGTGGACAGATCAGATACGACGATCTTTGCCTTTTCGGGATAAACGCCGCCGGTCACAGTCACGCCTTCCCCTACCTGTCTGGTCATGCCGATGGGCTTTTGGTTACCATCCCCGTTCACAATGCCCACTTCCAGTCCATTTGCCAGAGCTTCATACAAAATCGTTCTGATATACCGATCCAGCCACTCAGGACCCAATTCCAGCATTGCCTTGCAGACAGGCAAAAAGGCGGACAGCTTCAGCAGACCTGCATTCACTTCTTTGAAGCCGGACAGCAGTTCCTTTGCGATCTCGCTGCACAGAGAGCCCCACGCCGCCTCCTGATAGCCATTTTCATTAAACAGCATTCGGATCGCCCCGCCGGTAGGTGTAAACCCAATACGGGACAGCAGCGGATGCTCTGTCTGCAATTCATCAAAAACAGAATCAATGACTGTTTCCGGCATCACCACATCCAGATTTGCCAATGCCTGCTTGATATCTGCCGCTTTCATGGCATCGCCCAGCTTCTGGTAATACTGCTTTTCCTTGCTTGTCAACTGGCGTACGCCTCTGGAAACCAGTACCTTGTTATCTTCCTCCGCTTTCATCTGTTCGATGCGATCCTCATAGTCCTGCCTGATTTCCTCTCCAATGCACTCCATCATATCATTCATGGCATCGGAAAAGCCCTGTGTGTCATTTTCTGCCAGAGCCTTCTGCATCAAGCCCCTGATCTCATCCTTGGTCTTTTTGTCATTATGTTTCATTTCTTTTCTCTCCCTTCTTTTTTAGGCAGTAAAAAAGCCGTTCAACATCTGCATGATGCTGTCCGGCTTATCTCTCTGTTCCTCTTCTTTTTTCTGTTTTGGATCATCCCCGCTTTCTCCGTTACACGGCTCCGCAAGCTGCCGCAGTTGGGCGACAAGGCTTTTCTGTATTTCAATGCGCTGCTGTACGCTCAAATTTGCTTTCTGCACCACATCTGCTATCTTGGCGGGATCCGCATCTGCATCCGCATATCTGTCTGCCAGGCCAAGACGGATACATTCCTCCGCCGTCAGCCATGTTTCTGCATCCATCATGCGGGACAATTCCTCACTGTCGATCTTGCCGCCGGCCTTTTGCAGATACGCCTGTTTTCCTGCATCGTTGATGGTATCCAGATCGTCCGCCGCTTTCCGCAGTTCCGCTGCATTGCCATAGGTAAATGTCCACGCATTGTGGATCATCATCAGGGCATTTCTCGGCATGATGACCTCATCTCCCGCCATGGCGATGACCGAAGCAATGGAGCAGGCAAAGCCATCAATATACACCGTCTTTTTGGCAGGGTGCCGCTTCAGCTGATTATAGATCGCAGTCCCTTCAAATACGCTGCCGCCATTGCTGTTGATAAACAGCTTGATTTCCGCAACGTCTGCGTATTTCGCCAATTCTTCCCGAAAAGTATTTGCGCTGGTCTCGCTGCGGATGATCTCATCTGCCCACCAGTCATAGGAATCGCTTTCTACGTCGCCATAGATATAAAGCTCCAACACGTTTCCCTGTGCAGCTTGCTTGATCTCCCACATGTTTTTTCTTTCCTTCATGCTCATTCACCTCCCTTCACTGCCTGAAGCATTTCTTCGATGGTAGAAAAATTCTTGGTAATAAAGAATTCATTTGCCCAAGGCTCATCAATTTCCGACTGTCCCGCTGCCTTCCGTACATCATTGATGGTAAATGCGCCGCTGCCGATCAGCTTTTCTATGCTGGCTGCATTGCCGAACAAGTCAAAATGCAGGATCGCAGAGGTATCGATGCGGAGGAAATTTCCTTTTTTCCATTCCTCATATCCATACCGCTTGCGGATGATCTCCTCCTGCATCTGATCGCACAAGGGATCGATACAGGTCGTCAGCCAACGGCTCGTAGCGTCCTTCGTGCCCGCCACATCCCCAAACAGCAGCACCGGCGGGATACAAAAGGCTCTTGCCGTAAAATCAAAGATATCATCCACCAATGCGCGGATATCTCTTGTGGAACGCTGCACATCCGCACTGCCGCCCACATCCTCATATTGATAGCCGTTGAATTCCGGCAGAACGCCATTCTCTCCTGTCAAAAAGGGCTTTACCTGATTTTGCAGCATTTCCGAAAACTGGGTGTTCCAATCCTTCCCCTCTGTACCTACGGTGCCGATCTGCGCCAGCTGTTCCACATGAACCTTGTAATGCTTGCCATTTGCCCATGCATAGCTTTTCATGGCTGTCTGCACCAGCCTTGCATAGGATTGGCATAACCCATCCAAAACAGGTTTCACATTGCAGCAATGCAGACGAAAATGCAGCACTTCTTTTTCCGTAAACGCCTTTTGGTATGTAACCTCTCCTACGGTCACACCTGTGTATTCCTGCGGCTTGGCAGGATATTCGTCGGATACCGTAAAGCTGTCTGCCACCACCAACGCCTCCCGCCCATCCAGCGGTTTTGTTGTGATGACCAGTGCTTCATTCTGAATATAAAGCTGATGCACCAGCTTATGGAGGAACGCCGTACTGTTCTGGTTTCTGTTTGGCTCGATATTCCATAAATAATACTCTCCTTCCTTATTTTCCTTGCCGTTTTGATAGGTCTTAAATTCACATTTCCCAATGGCATTGGCGATCATGGTCACGCAGGTATGAAACGCCAGCTCACGAATACGGTATTCTTCTGCTGCCTGTTGTAAATCTACGCAGGCAATATCTGTAGAGCCGCCTGCTCCCAGCTTCGTCAAAAGCCATCGTTTGAAACTGATCCCCATTTTTTCACCTCCTCAAAAAACAAACGCCCCTGCGGGAGGAATCCCCACAGACGCGCCATCGCCTAATACATCTTCTATTGTCATTGCCGCTACAAATGCCATAAACGGGTCTGTTTTACGGCTCTTTGCTTCGATCTTAGCATAGATAAAGTTGCCTGTATCTACGCCTGTTTTCGCCTTTACACCGGATTTTACCCGCTTCGTGTTATTCACTGCCCAGCGCAGATGCGGCACATCGCCCCACGTTAGATACTGCCTGTTGAAACATTCCTGGATCACCGGCTCGATCTGCATGATATCGGAAGGGCGCACCAGTTTTATATTCTTCTGGTCATTGCTGAAGCCGATCTTCCGCAGGCTTTCCGCCACCAATGCATATCGGTGGTTATCCAGAGCCAGCATTTTGATGTGATAGTATTTCATAGCCTCCCAGATATAACTTGCCAAAAGATCAGGATGGATACCTACATCATCCACTACGGTAATATCTCCTTTTTCTGCCCAAGCCTTCCAAGGTGCTTTGATCCGATGCAAAGTCTTGGATTTTGCACAGACCCATGCATGGTTTATATCAAAGCGTTCTGTCCCTCTGCGAAAATGCAGATCAACCGCCGCCCAGTCAGATAGTTCCGCATAGTCAATGCCAGCCACGCAAGACCAGCCTGTCAGATCCGGCAAAGGTCTGTTGGTCGCTTTCACATTTTCATATTCCGTCACAGCAATTTCTTTTACACCGGAACGGATGCCCATTCTCTTTGTCATGAAGTCCCCGTTTTGCTCCGGATGCTCCAGCCATTCGTGATATTCATCCTCTACCTCCGCATATAACTCCGGCAGAAAAGGCAGGGAAGGATTCGCCATTTGCCAATTTTGCGGATCATGTACCTGCTCCTTCCGGTTCAGGCAGCAGATAAAAGGCAAAAATCCATTGTCCGCTTCTCCCTCAAATAAAATCCGCCTGCCTCTGGCCAGATAATCATCCAGCGGTCCATCGGAAATATCGCCGTTTGAAGTAAAATATCCTCTCCTCGGTTGAGCGACCTTCCCCTGTCCGGTCGTGAAAACCTTGATATTATCATAATTTTCATACTGATGCACTTCGTTGAAAATGACCTTGCCGCTTCTCAGTCCGTCACGTCCTTTTGGGTTATTCGTGTGCCCCTTCATGATGCCTTTATTTTTCCTGCCTTGAATGATCTGTTTTGTGTGATAATAGTGTTTTTTTAATTTCGTTTCCCATTTCGGATTTTCCAAAACGTCCACCAGATCCAGCTGCGGTCTGGTCGCCTGCTCCTCATTGTTGGCACAAACGTCTACGTTATAGTATTTCACCGGATTATACGGGCTGATGCTGCAGGCACCATCAAAGGCAATGAAGCCGTCCTTTCCTGCTCCACGCCCGATCATACAAAACACGATTTTCCAGCGGGGACGTCCTGTTTCCCTCCAGTAGGTGCAGTCCCATAAAGCAATCAGAAATTCTTCCCAGGGGAATAGCTTCTCAAAATGGAAATACCGAGCAAGTCCCAGATATTTTTCCAGCTGCTCGGTATCTGTATAGATTTCTTCCGTTGCAAAACACTTTCTGACATAGGCGGCAAGAGCCTTTTGTTCTTCGCAGGCGATCCCGTTTTCCACTTGTTCCAAATATCTTAAAATATGAGGATTGATCTCACAGCTCATCATCCTCACCGCCTGTCATTGCCTTTGCTTTGACTGCCTGATCCTTGAAGCCAAGAGCCGCCCAAATGGACAGCATCTGGCCGGAAACCCTGGTGGCAATGGTCAGGGATTTATTATCTGTCGTTCCCTTCTGGTTTTCCCCATTCTGGTATTCGATATAAACGCCCCGCTCTGTAATATCATCATTGAGCATCTGCAGCCAGCACCAAAGGCGCATATATTCGTCCACTTTATCCTTGTAGGGCTCCGAAATCAGGCCTCTGCTTTCCAGATCGTCCAGCATTTCTTTCCTTAAGTCTTTGTATGCTTTTGTGTTCCTAAAGTTTCGTTTTTTCGCCATTTTTCGTCACCGCCTTTCCTTGGATACCACACCCTCATGCGCGAAATCTAAATTTTTCTGGATTGTCCTGAGGACAACCCGACCGAGGTATTTTTCCTAAAAGTCATTTTTTTCGATGGGGGGAGTCCCAATCTCAAAGAAGTCTTTTGCAATCATTTCAAAGTTTTTGGCATGCCGAATGTCCATTGTATGATCGCAGTTTCCTTCTGCATGACCCATGCAGCTGCCGCACGCTCTGTGGTCGCATTGATAAAAGATTCTGCTCTCATTCTCTTCTGCGCCTGTTTCTGTATGTTCGACCTCTACTCTGTCATTCTGCTTTTTTCTGGATTTCATTTCTCCAAACAGATCAACTAACCGTCCGACACATTGAATGCTTTTTTCTGCATCGCATTCGGTGATCGGACAAACATATCTGTATTCACATGATCCCATATCAGTCCCACCTTTCCTCTGTCAATGATGCTGCCTTCTTTTCGTATCGATACTGCATGACCCGCTCTGGATGCAAGTCCTCATGACATTGCTTGCATACACTGACAAGCTGCCGTTCGCCGTTGTGCCAGATGGATAGAGCAAGATCCGGTCTGTCCTTTAGGTGCTTCACATGATGGACAATAATCGCCCTGCGGTATTTCCCTTTTGCCTTGCAGATCTGACATTCGTTGTGATCCAGCCGCAGCACTTCCAGTCGAAGCCTCTCCCACTCCTTCCAATGGTAAAAGGCATCGGCATTGTTATTTTCGATCAGATGGTTCAGTTTTAAAATCTGTGCATCTGTCATATTGTCACCGCTTTTCTTTGCAAATAAAAAATCCCGATAAACGTTGATTTTATCAGGATTCTTTTTCATTTATTTTCATTTTCCCTTGACTACCACGTTATAACGTGGTATAATAGAACTATAGAAAGGAGGTGAATGACATGGAGAAACTAAATACAATAGCCAATCTAATCACAGCGATAATCAACCTTGCGACAGCGGTTATCCTGTATAGACTGGCTACCAAAAAGTAGGGTTCGGGGCGAAAGCCCCTCCCTCACCCTTATCTTACTCCATGTCAAAGAATTATGCAAATACTTTCTACAATCATTAGTGTGATCGCATTGCTCATCGCCATTGCGGCTCTTGCAAAGGCGATGAAAAAGTAAGGAGGTTTCCCATGCAGTTAAGAAACATTCGGCTGGAACAGGAGCTTTCCGTTCCTGCCCTCAGCCGCTTGAGTAATGTACCTGTCCGTACCATTGAAGATATTGAAAAACGCGGAGACTGCAAAGTTTCCACCGCAAAACTCCTTGCTGCTGCCTTGGGTGTTTCTCTTGATGCCCTTTGTGCAGATTAAACGGAAGAAGGCCGCTGATGCGGTCTTTTTCTTTCCCAAATTTCCACA